GCAACGAAAGCACGAATGTCCGAGTTTTGGCCCCCCTATGGGGTGGAAATGGGTAGAAGAGGCCCGAAAGCCGAACCTTCTGCCATAAAAAAGCTCGGCAGCGGGCGCGTCAAGAACTTGGACGAGCCGAAGTTCGCAGCGGGCGCCGTTTCTTGTCCTGCCTGGTTGACCGGGTATGCAAAGACGGAATGGGTTCGAGTCATGCGTTACCTGTCGAAGGTCGACGGGCTCATCGGTCCGGTTGACCGCTCCGTCGTTGCTTCTTACTGCCAGGCATACGCCAGGTGGCGCGATGCTGAGATTCACCTTGTGAAGGATACAGATTTCATCATCTATGCGTACGACAAGCTCGGCAATGTCTGCGGTCAGTACCCCTCTCCCTGGATTGGCATCAGCAAGACGTATCACGACGCGATGATGAAGTCCGCTCGCGAGATCGGCATCACTCCTTCCGCGCGGACCGGCATCAAGCTCTCACAGTCGAGTGAGCCGAACCTCGGCCGGAAGAATCAGGGCACCGCGGACCCATTCAAGCCGCCCACGTCAACACCGCCGTCGAAGGTGGCGCTGCACGTTGAGAGGAAGAAGAGATGAGGTACATCAACCCGACTCCCAGCCCTGAGCTCGCGTACTTCGACGAAGCGGCTGCGAACTACGCGGTGGACTTCTTCGAGCGGTACCTCGTGCACACGATTGGCAAGTGGGCTGGCCTGCAGTTCAAGGTCGACATGGAATGGCAGCAATACGTCCTGCGCAACCTCTATGGGTGGAAACGTGTGTCAGACAATCTGCGGCTCTATCGGACAGCCTATATCTCCGTGCCCAAGAAGAATGGCAAGTCTGAACTTTGCGCGGGCATCGCACTCTATCATCTCCTGGCGGACGGCGAGGCCTCGCCACAGGTCTATTCAGTGGCAGGCGACGAAGACCAGGCTGCGATCGTCTTCAAGGTCGCCAAAGATATGTCCATGGCATCTCCTGTCCTTTCGGAGCGCGTTACCCCGTACACATTGAAGCTCGAATGCAAGAGCAACAACGGTGTCTATCGCGTACTCTCGCGCGAAGTTGGGCCAAAAAACGGCATCAATGCATCATGCATCATCTTTGACGAGCTCCACGTGCAGAAGTCGAGGAAACTGTGGGACGTCATCACGCCTTCCACGATCGCGCGTGAACAGCCTCTGACCGTGGCGATCACCACTGCGGGCGACGACGACATGACGATCTGCGGCGAGCAGTACGAGTATGCGCTCAATATCGCCCGCGGGCACGTCGTGGATCCATCGTTCTTTGTCTTCATCCAGCAGGCGGACCAGGAGAAAGACGACTGGACGGTCGAAGCAACGTGGCGAGAAGCCAACCCCAGCTATAGCGTCATCATCAAGCCGGAGGAAATTGCCGCGGCGGCGAACAAAGCCCTGAACAACCCCGGAGAACAGAACGCCTTCAAGCAGCTGCGGCTCAACATGTGGGTACACCAGGCCGTGCGCTGGCTCGACCTCGGGTACTGGGACAAATGCAAGGTGCCGATCGGATCTCTCGAGGGGCGCAGAGGATACATGGGCTTCGATCTCTCGTCGACTACGGATATTGCCGCGGCCGTCGAGATTTGGGCTCCTCTCCTGCCCGGCGGGCGCTGGGGCATTGTGCCCATGTTCTTCATCCCCGCGGACAACATCGCGGGGCGCGGCGAGCGGGACAAGGTGGATTACCAGACGTGGGTGGATCAGGAGTACATTCGCACCACACCGGGCAACGTCGTCGACTACGACTACATCAGAGCGTACGCCAACGAGCGCAAGGCTCAGCACATCGGCATTCTCGGCGCTGCTACGGACCCCTGGAACGCGACACAGTTCACGACATCCCTGCAGAACGACGGCTGGGACGTCATCCAGGTGCAGCAGGGATACAAGTCTCTCTCTCCGCCGGCCAAAGAGTTCGAGCGCCTGATGCTGTCCGAGCAATTGGCCCATGGCGGCAACCCGGTCCTTCGATGGATGGCGGACAACGTATCGGTCGTCCGGGACCCGGCGGGCAACATCAAGCCGAACAAAGCGAAGGTCACCAAACGTATCGACGGCATCGCTGCCGCCATCGACGCCCTCTTCCGATTCGTGAAGACCGAGGAAGAGCAGCCGGCCAACCCCGGGATATTCGTGTACTCGGGATAGGAGGAATCGTGACAATCAAAACAGCGATGCAGCGGGTATTCGGTGGCAAGCGCTCCGACTCGCATATGACCGAGGAATTCAGCCGGTGGCTCTCATCGCAGGGCATGACGGAGTCCGGCGTGCAGATCACCGAACACTCGGCGATCAACATCCCGACCGTCTATGCCTGCGTGCGCGTCCTGGCGGAGTCTATGGCCTGCATGCCCCTAGTGCTCTATGTCCGCGGTGAGAAGGGAAGGACGCCAGCGGAGAACCATCCGCTCTACCACATTTTGCACGACGAGCCTAATCCTGAGATGACTTCGTTCGCGTACCGCGAAACCATGATGGCGCATCTCTCTCTGTGGGGAAACTCCTACTCCGAGATCCAGTATAACTACGCTGGGCAGCCGTGCGCCTTGTGGCCGCTTCGCCCCGACTGGATGGCCGTACAGCGTGATTTCAAGACTGGCTACCTGGTCTATACGTTCACCTCTCCGTATACCGGGATCCACCATCTCGACCCCGCTCAAGTCTTGCATATCCCCGGTCTCTCCTTCGACGGTTTAACGGGTAAGTCGCCAATCACCATCCAACGCGAATCGCTGGGGCTCTCCCAGGCAGCCCAGGACTACGCCGCTCGATTCTTTGGCAACGACAGCACGCCCGGCGGGTATTTGGTGTCTGCCGCGCCGATGAACGACCCGCAAAAGAAGATCGAATTCGCCAAGAGCTGGGTCGACGCACACAGTGGCCACAACCAACACAAGATCGCTATCCTCGATGGCGGGCTCGATTACAAGTCGATCGCCCTGAATGCCGAAGACGCGCAACTGCTGGCGACCAGAGAGTATGAGCGGTCGGAGATTGCCGGATGGTTCCGCGTGCCGGCGCACCTCATCGGTGACCTTACCCATGCCACGTTCAGCAACGTAGAGAACCTCGGGCTGCAATTCGGGACCTATTCGCTGATGCCGTGGGCCGTGCGCCTCGAGCAAGGTTTCAACCGTTCGCTCTTCCCAACCTACAAGTATTTCTGCAAGTTCAAGATGGATGCGTTTATGCGTGGCGATACACCGTCCAGGTACTCAGCGTATGCCGTCGCGCGTCAGTGGGGCTGGTTCTCTGCCGATGACGTCCGCGAGCTCGAGGACATGAACCCAATACCGGACGGGAAGGGCGCGCTCTATCTGACTCCCATGAATATGATCCCGGCCGGGCAGATCGCCGTCCCGGCTCCTGCGAGGTCCATCATCGCCCCGGTGTTTGCCGATGCCTGCGACCATATCCGCCGGCGCGAATCTGCCGACATTCTGACAGAAGCGCGAAAAAGCCTTGCACGGAACGACGTTGCAGGCTTCGAGACCTGGCTGACGAATTACACCGTCACATCACTCGCCACATTCGTCACAGAGCGGCTTGCAGTACCCATTCAAACACAACTCCGTGCAATCGGTAATGGCAATAACGTGGACGACCTGACGGTACAGACCTTCGCGCAAGTCCAGGCAAAGCAATACGGGCTCTCGGTCATGTCTCAGGTGACTGCCTGCGTACAGCGGGCGCAGCTCGAGGGGAAGGATGCACTTCACGCCCTCGAGAGTTGGTACGCCGAGCGGGCGCAGAATTCGCCGGCGACGACTGCGACAGAGATCATGAACGCAATCGAGGCGCAGCTCATGGAGGTACACCGTGGGTAAGGTGAACATCGTCGTCGGGCCTCCGTGTGCCGGCAAGTCCACCTTCGTGCGCGACCACGCGGCACCAGGCGACATCATTGTTGATTTCGACGCCCTGGCCACTGCCCTGGGATCCTCGACAGCACACGACGCCCCACAGGATATCGCCTATGTGGCCTTCGATGCACGCGACGCAGCCATTGACCGGGTGCTGGAAGGGCTCGATACAGACTCCTGGGTCATCCATACATCGCCGAGCCAGACGAAGATCGACCGTTATGCGGCAGCGGGCGCGGTATTCACGCTCCTTGACCCCGGACTCGATGAGTGTCTGGCCAGGGCAACGAGCGACAGCCGTCCGGAAGCCGTGACCGAAACCATCAAGAAGTGGTACGCCGACCCGCCACAGTTGCCGGACGGGGCTCTCACCGCCGCCGATTGGAGAAGCGGCACATCCAGCACGGAGATCAGGAGGTCCACTATGGGTAAGACAACAGAATTGGAATACAGGGCGTTTGGCTTCGAGGTACGAGCCGTTGCGGACAGCAACACGCTCGTCGGTCACGCAGCGGTGTTCAATACCGTTATCGACCTCGGTTATTTCCGGGAGAAAATTCTTCCCGGAGCGTTCAAGAAGACGCTCTCCGACAATGCGGACGTACGAGCTCTGTTCAACCACAATCCGGACAAGATCTTGGCCCGCACGAAGGCAAGAACGCTCAAACTATGCGAGGATGACACGGGTCTCCTATCGGAGATCTCCATGCCGGACACGACGCTCGGACGCGACCTGATGGTATCGGTCAAACGTGGTGACATCGATCAGATGTCTTTCGCGTTCCAGGCGGTTCAGGAACAGTGGGATGAGACTGATTCCGAGCATCCGGTTCGTACGATCACAGAAGCAAAGCTCTACGACGTAAGTCCTGTGACGTATCCTGCCTATCCGACCACCGACGTGAGCGCCAAGTCAGCCGAGAACATTCTGGCAGAACACCGCTCCAGCGTCAAATTCATTCAGAAGGTCATCGAGCCGCCCCAGGAGGGACACTCGGAACCGATAGCACCACCGACATCTGACTATGCCCCGGCTAATGAGTCGCTCCGAAAGCGGCTCGCACTTCTCGAAATCGAGGGTGAATCCCTCGTAAGGAAGTAAAATGACCATCACAGAATTGAACGAGCTCGCCCAGAAGCGAGCAGGCCTCATCGGTCAGGCTCGAGCAATCCTCGACAAGGCCGATACGGAAAAGCGGACGCCAACCGCAGACGAGGACAATCAGTACAAGACGATCTACGCCGACGCTGCAGCCATTCAGGTGAGGATCGAGACCGAACGCAAGCAGCAAACGCTAGAAGCCGAGCTCCGTACGCCCGTTCCGACGGTTGTCGCCGGGAAGGATGGCCTCAACAACAGAGAGGCGAAGCCGGAAGACGTCGAGGCGCGCGCTGCGTTCGTGAAGTACCTGCGTAGCGGGCACCTCAAGGAAACAGAGGCGCGTGCTCTGACACAGAGCAGCGAACCGGACGGCGGGTATCTCGTTCCCGACCTGTACCGTGCAGAGCTGATCCAGGGAGCCGATAATCTGGTGTTCGTTCGCCAGCGCGCTGCCAAGAGTACCATCGTCGGTACGGGCACGGTCGCCTACCCCAAGAAGACGGCTCGCATGACCAATGCCGAGTGGACGTCCGAGGTTGGCGTTGCTACCAAGGACACCGCTCTCAAGTTTGGTCTCGTCAAACTGACGCCGAACAAGCTGCAGAAGGCAATCCTGCTCAGCACGACGCTCATCCGGAACTCGGCAATTGATATCGAGGCCGTAGTGCGCGCAGAGCTCGACTACGTCCTGGCGATCACGATGGAGCAGGCGTACCTCCTGGGAACAGGATCAGGCCAGCCCCTCGGCGTGTTCACGGTTTCTGAGGACGGTATCGATACCGACCGCGACTTCTCCGATGGCAACACCGCGACCGCCATCACCATCGACGGCCTCAAGAATGCCAAGTACCACCTGATACCCACCCATCGGAAGGCCGCAGCGTGGCTCTTCTCGACGGAAGCGATCCTCGGGTTCTCCAAGATGAAGGACGGCGAAGGCCGCTACATCTGGCAGACCGCGATCACCGCGAGCGACCCGGACACTCTCCTCGGGCTGCCTGTCGACGAGTCGGTGTACGTGCCGAACACCTTCCAGGCCAGTCAGTACGTCGGCATGCTCGCCGACTGGAGCCGGGGCTATCGCATCGTCGATTCCCAGGCTGTCGAGCTACAGGTTCTCCGGGAACTCTACGCCGAGCAGGGTCTCGTCGAGTTCCTCGTAACGCTCTGGACAGACGGCAAGCCGGTCCAGTCTGAAGCGTTCGCGCGCATCAAGCTCGCGGCTTCATAGGGAGGCTGATATGGAAACCTCAGTCCTGAACAACAAGATCATCACCGCCGAAGTCGGATACTTCGGCGCCGCACAGGCAGCCAAGAGCACCTCTGTCCTGGATATGTCTGACTGCGATAATGCGCTGTGCATCGTGCACATCGGCACTGGCCTGGCCAACGGCACTATCAAGATCGAGGCCTTCGGTGGAGACACCGCAGGAACCGCCACGACCAAGTACGCAGGCGAACTTGTCTACACCGAGCCGGCTGCGAACCCCGTCTCGGACTTCCTGGTCTGCCTCGAGGTCAAGAACCCCTCGAAGCGGTACATCAAGTTCACCGTCACGCCGGGTGTGGCCAACGCCGTGCTCTGCGGCGCCGAGGTCATTCGCACGCCTCGCAACCTGCCGGCTGTTCAGCTGGCAGCGACAACGGGCGTGATGGCTTCATCCGTGGTCATCTCTCCCGCGGCCGTCTAGTAACAACCTATCGGGGGCGGTGAACCCGCCCCCATCTGGAGGATTCAATGGGATACACGGCACTAGTACATAAGGAGGGGCCCGATAAGCAAGTCTTCGAGTCGGGTTCCATCCTGGACATCAAAGCAGGGGTGGTCGAGAAAGTCGGCGGCTATCCCATGCCGGCAAGCGTGTCATTTGCCTTCGCTGCCGCTGCGTCCGGCGTCTCGGAGGTCACAATCTCCGTGAAAGACGGAGCGGGCGTGGCAATCACGACACCACAGCTTATTCCCTTCTGGCTGAGCGATGCCGCAACGGGCCTCGGCTTTACGGGCACTGTTGCCACGACGCTGGCGGCAAAAGCTGCAAGCGGTACCATCGTGGAAGTCATCACTGCTCAAAAAGCAGGTCTCGTCCAGACGCTGGCCGACGGAACATTTGTCGCCTCGATTACCAATGCGGCGAAGACGCTCTATTACGTTGCAGCCTATCTTCCTGCTATTGGTAAGACCTTCGTCTCGCGGCTGATGGTCGCCGGGGACTACGGAGCGTAGCATGTACAGCCAGTGGGTTGAGACTCCTGTCATCACAACCGCTGCCGATGGGACGGCCATAGGATACACTCCTATGGCCTCCGGTCGTGTCCTGGCGGCCCAGTACGTGAAGACTGACTACGCCGACGGCGTGGATGTCGCTGTTACAGTCGAATCGACATCAGAGTCTGTCCTGACTCTTACGGACTGCAACGCTGCTGTCGTGAAGTACCCGCGCGTTGGGATCCAGGACGAAGCGGGCGCAGATGCACTTTTCGCCGCCGCCGGCACCAAACAAAGGGAAGCGGTGTGCATCGCCAATGACCGGCTGAAGGTTGTCATCGCCCAGGGCGGCGATACGAAAACGGGCAAGTTCCGTTTCCTGATTGGAGGCTGACATGCTGGTGCGAATGATTACAACGGCTGCCGGTCCTCAGGGCGTGTTTCACGCCGGGACGACCGTCGATGTGCCGGAAGGACTCGCGCGGGCGTGGGTAGCCAGTCATTGTGCTGTATCGCTCGAGACGGCCACGAACTTGCGTGTCGAGACAGCAATGCTTGCTCCCGCTGAGCCGATTCATATGCCCGTCGAGACGAGGGTAGACATGACTGAGTCGCAGGACGAGCCAGTGCCCGAGAACCCCGGTGATCTCGTACCGGGCTTTGGGAAGTACCACAACGGCGAGTACAAGGACAAGCCGCTCACACTCGCGCAGATCAGGGAGCAGGATCCTGAGTACCTCGAGTATCTTGCAAATCAGGTCAAAGACCCAACAGTCGCGGCATCCGCGAAAGCTGTCCTAGCGGGCGCATAAACTATGGACGACATCCTGTTGCTCTCAGTACCGCCTGCCGTCGAACCGGTCACGCTAGCACAGGGCAAGGTACAGGCGCACGTGGAGACGGCCGACGAGGACGCCTCCATTGCTGCCCTGATCACGGCATCCCGCGCGTATGTCGAAGAGACCACGGGACGGGCGCTGGTCACCCAAACGTGGACCTGGCAGCACATCAGTTGGACTACGCTGTTCAGGGGCGCGTGGAACAGGGTGTCACGTAATGCGTGGGGCAGCAAGGTCGTCGTGCCAAGGCCCCCGCTCCGGTCAGTCGTGTCCATCACCTACCTAGATGCAAGCAACGCACCCCACACGCTGCCCGCGACTGAGTACGTGGTCACACCGGGCGACCCTGGGACCATCGAACCATCATCGACCTTCAGCTGGCCAGAAATTGCATCGGCTGGCTTCCCCATCACCATCACGTTCACCGCCGGGTATGGTGCACCGACGGAGACGCTCACCGTGTCATCTGTCACTTATGTCGACGGCAACGGCGATCCACAGGTCATTCCACCAGCTGACTATACCGTCACAGCGGGCGCGGTGGCATTTGCCACTCCTCCCGTGGTGCCGTTCACTGTGCACTTTGCACTGGTGTACGGTACGGTCACCGCGGTTCCTGCTCCACTGACTCAGGCCATGCTTCTGCTCATCAAGGACTGGTACGACGAACGAGGCACGATCATCACCGGCTCGCGGGCGCAGGTTGCTGCTCTTCCGCATGCCGTCGAAACTCTTCTGAACCTGTACCGCTGGTCACTCTGATGGATAGCTCCCACCTGAAGCGCAAGGTCACGATCCAGGCACCTTCTACGACGCAGGACGCCTACGGGCAGCCTGTCGTGGGATTAGTGACCCTGGCGACGGTGTGGGCTGCCGTGGAACCCCTGTCGGGCGCACGATTATTCGCGGCGAAGCAGGCACAAAGCGAGATTACTCTGAAAATCACGATTCGCTACCTTGCGACCGTTGAAGAGGATATGCAGGTGGTCTATGGACCGCATACCTACATCATTTTGTACCTCATTGACCCCGAAATGCAGCACACGTCGCTTGAGCTCATGTGCAAAGAGCTGGACGCATGAGCGACAAGATAACGATCGAGATTCAAGGACTGAACGAGTGCGACGCCAAATTGAAGTCGCTGAGCGAACGCGTCGCCAAACATAAGATTGGGGAGGCATTACAGGTCTCCGCCAAATATCTCGTAGGTCGCATCGGGCTCGCCACGTACGTGGGCAGAGATCACCCAGCCGTCCGGTTGAAGAACTCTTTCCTGGCGGGCGCGACGCATAAGGTCGGAGATAATACCGTGGTCAACGTGGGTCCAACCAAGGCAAAGACAGCCGTTGCTATGGCGGAAGAGTTCGGGTTCCCCACGACGCCCGCGCACCCCATGATGCGGAACACGTTCGATGCACAGAAGGACACACTCATTGAGTTCTTCGTCGCCGCGCTCAATGAGGAATTGGAGAACATCAAGATATGACGGACTTAGACGCAGCAATCTTCTCTCGCCTGAGTACCTTTGCGCCGCTTATCGCGCTTGTTCCGGCGACGCATATTGCCGCAGTAACCATAGCGCAGGGCATCTTGACCCCCTACGTGGTGTGGCAGGAGATCGACGACATCCCGGACTATTCGCACCAAGGGCGCAGCAGTCTGAGACACCCGCGTGTCCAA